TTCTGTCGGTGACACGTTTACCGCTGTTGGCTCGTCCAAAGAAATATGTGTAGGACGGCGAATCATAGCTGTTGGTCGGCTTATCTCTGGACTTGAATAGTCCGGTGAAAATTCCCATAAAAATCAACTCCTTCTTATATGATCAACATCTCCCTTGAATCATAAACCGACTCCTCAGACACACATCCACAGCGAATCGCACGGTCAAGAGCCATGATCATGGCAACCGCACCGTCAATTTTCTCTGTGGATTTTTCTTTGTCCGGCTTGATGTTTCCGGCAGGGTCACGCCTGATGAAAATGTTATCCATCATCCACCGAAGAACCGGGTGACCGTTATGGGCAAGTGTCTGTTCCAAGGTCAGCTTCATCAGTTCTTTGGTCGGTGGTGACATATCTTTGTAGCCTTGCCCGAACTGAACCATTGTAAACCCAAGTCCCTCCAGATTCTGCGACATCTGCACTGCACCCCAGCGGTCAAATGCAATTTCTTTGATGTGAAACTTCTGCCCCAGTTCATCGATGAAGTTTTCGATAAAGCCATAGTGAACCACATTTCCTTCCGTAGTTTTCAGATAGCCCTGCCGTTCCCACACATCATATGGGACATGATCACGTCTTACTCTAAGTGGCAGTGTTTCCTCCGGCAGCCAGAAGTAAGGCAAAATATAATAATGCTCATCATCTTCAGTGGGTGGAAAGACAAGCACGAAAGCTGTAATATCCGTAGTGGAAGATAGGTCAAGCCCGCCATAGCAAACACGCCCGGCAAGCAATTCTTCATTAAAAACCACCTTGCATTTGTCCCACTTTTCCATCGGCATCCAACGTACCGCCTGTTTTACCCATTGATTCAAACGCAGTTGCCGAAACGCATTTTCCTCGCCCGGCGTTTCTTTTGCAGAGTTACACGCAGCCACCACCTTATCCATGCCGATGGTCTTATCCAGACTTGGATTTGCTTTTTTCCAAACCTTCGGATCAGTCCAGTCCTCGGATTCATCTGCTCCATAGATAACCGGATAGAAAGTCGGATCATGCTTTCTGCCTTCCAGAATGTCCTTTGCCTTTTGATGTACCTCATAGCAGATGCTGTTAGTGTCCGTTCCGGCTGTGGTGATGAGAAAATACAAAGGCTGCATTCTCGCATCACCGGAGCCTTTGGTCATAACATCAAACAACTTTCGGTTCGGCTGCGTATGAAGTTCATCAAATACGACTCCGTGAATGTTAAAGCCATGCTTGGAGTAGGCTTCTGCCGAAAGCACCTGATAGAAGCTGTTGGTCGGAATGTACACGATACGCTTTTGTGAGGTCAGGATTTTCACTCGTTTGGAAAGGGCAGGACACATTCGTACCATATCAGCAGCCACATCAAATACAATGGCAGCCTGTTGACGGTCGGCAGCACAGCCATACACCTCGGCACGTTCTTCGCCGTCACCGCAAGTTAGGAGCAACGCAACTGCTGCGGCAAGCTCGCTGTTATGAGTTGGAAGAAAAGAATGACCGATACAGTAAAGATGTGATTCACTATCCACCTGAATGCACTGCATTCCGGGATTATCAACCTTTTCAATCGAGTCAATATATCGAAAATGACTTCTTGTATTAGGATTTCGCTTTACTGTATTTTTCATTTTTCTTTTAAGACCCGCAACAGGAATATCGTCAAAGGCAGTGAATTTCACATAGTATATCGTTTCTCCTGTTGCCACTCTTCCACATTCGCTGCTCGGCTTGCTCCAATCTGCTCTCTGTGTGGATACCGCAGTCGTGATTGCATTTTTTATGCCTAAACTCCATAACAGTTCACTTACACTCTCAGCAAGTACTTTTTCTGTTGACGTGTAAATAGCCTGACCTTTTCTGTTGCTTATCGATCCGTCTGAATCCATAAGTCCCTGCAATAAGGAAAGCCTCTGAGGCACAGAGGCTCTTAGGAATTCTATAGGGATTTTCTTGTCATGAAAGGTTTTCACAAGCACCTTTTTTAAATCGGGAACAGGACAAATTTCTGAATCGCCCGTATTTTTCCATCTTCTTTTCAGTTTGTGCCAAGGCCATATTTGGTCAAGAACTTCAGGAATATCACAGGTTTGTATTGTAATTTCAGGCTTGACAGCATTACCGTTTCCAAGCCAATACCCCATTAAATATGGGTCTACCGGCAAATCAGCATTATCAGTGTCTATTGCATCTGAAATAGGAATCCTGAACCGATAACAGCCGGAGGAATCACAGATATGTTCATACATTTCTTCCGTAGAAATTGTCACTCTTTTTCTTTTTCCATAAGTGACATCACCAGTCCAGAGATGTCTTGCCCCTGCAATAACAGTTTCTCCATCCTTGAAGGTTATTTTATATCCCTGTTCCGAGTAATCGATAGGACTTTTGGCAACAACATGACAGATGTTTCCTTTTTCATCAAAAAGCTCATCTCCGATAGAGATTTCGCCCATAGTGGTAAAGCCTGTTGGTGTAGGAATAAGGGTATTTAAAGCAAGCTGTTTTCCATTTTTCTTCGGAATCTCAATGTAAGCCGTGTTAAACTGACGATAGCCATTCGGTTTCAGAATGCCGAACAAATCACGGATAATCTGTTCCTGCCAGTCCAGCAGTTCGAATTTCTTTCCTGCCCATGTGCCTTTGGTGTGGCTGAGGCACTCAATAAAAGAAACAGCATAGTCTGCCGTCTTTTTGTTGTACTTGGAATCCTCCGCCATAAAACGTGTTGGTTTAAATCTTGCCATTGTTCTCACCTCCATCAACAAAAAAGACCTGCCAAAAGCAAGTCTATATCATTTATTTTTATGCCCCGGTGGGCTTTTTTATAATTGAGATTCTATTCCCATTGTAACCATATTACCAGTTACAATATATAAGGCGGGTGAAACCTCGCATCCAGTGAGGGGTTGCTCGTACTTGTTGCTTAGGCTATAATAGAAGTATCGGAACGGTGTATATTACCAAGTGCCATGAAAATGAGCCCGAGCTTATGACCGCCGTCCATACTTCTGTTATAGCGTTCGGTTTTTGCAGGTTGTTCCGCAGGAGGCTGTGTGTACGTGTCACCAAACTGATTGAATTTGTAGCAAGTGAAGTATGACATCCGAAATGCAGAAAAACAAGCAAGAATAGGAGAATGAAATGACCGCAGTAGGCATTGATGTATCTAAAGGAAAAAGCACAGTTGCACTGCTCAGTGATACTGGAGAAGTCCTTAAAAAGCCGTATGATGCACCGCACACAAGATGTGCATTGTCAGAATTAGCAAAGCTTATCAAAGAATGTAAAGATGACGTTTGTGTTGTCATGGAAGCGACCGGAAACTATCACAAACCAATCGCCAACTTTCTCTGTGAACAAGGTCTCAGCGTGAGTGTTGTAAACCCAAAATTAATTCGTGATTTCGGCGATAATACATTGCGTAAACCCAAAACCGATAAAAAGGATGCGATAAAAATCTGTCGCTATGCACTGACTTATCGTGTGCAGCTTCCCAATTATTCGCCAGAAAATGATGAACGCAGTGCACTTAAAATCCTGAATCGTCAGTATAGTCTGGCAGAAAAGACACTTACGATGCACAAGAATTTGCTGATCAGCTATTTAGAACTTGTGTTTCCGGAGATCAATAAAATGTTTACTTCTCACATACGCAACAGTGATGGACATGAAAAATGGATTGATTTTCTTGTTCGTTTTCCGCATGCAGATATGGTCGCAAAAGTCAGCCTGAATGAATTCCGCCTCAAATACAAAAACTGGTGTAAAACGGCAAAGTATCGGTTCTGTGAATCAAAGGCGGAAGAACTTCACCAGTTTGCAAGGGAATGTGTTTGTGCTGTGCAGAATGATGAGAAAATGCGATTTCTGGTAAAAGAACAGGCGAAAATGGTCAATCAACTCCTTGAACATATGCAGAATATCCGCACAAAAATGACCGCGATTGCACAGACTTTGCCTGAATACGATACAGTAATCGAAATGTATGGTCTCGGCAGCACACTTGCCGTTCAGATGATGGCAGAGGTCGGTGATGTACGCCGTTTTCAAAACCGAAGGGCGGTCACTGCATATTTCGGTTATGATTCTGAATCGGATCAGTCAGGTACCCATGAATCAAAATCGAACCCGATGACGAAGAAAGGTTCTGCATATCTTCGACGAACTTTGTTTCTGGTGATGGTGGCACATATGCAAAATCAGCCAGATAATGCTGTTTATCAATTTCTTGATAAAAAACGTTCTGAAGGAAAGAATTATTACTCTTACATGGCTGCAGGATCAGCGAAGTTTCTGCGTATTTATTATGCAAAGGTAAAAAAAGTGATGGAACAAATTACATAACACAGCAAATCTATTCATAGATTCTGAACCAGAGGCAAAAGGCAGGCACGGCGTAGCCGCTTGACCTTGACAGGTTATCATAAAAATGCTACAGTGTTCTTCACGACGGTGACTAATTTCATCTATTCATGAGTTCCTCACCGTCGGCACGACACCCACAGCATTTTTATAATGTTCTGTCAAGGTTGCCGGTCGGATATAACTGCATTTCATTTTTCAGATCGCTTCGGCGGTCTTATTGTCATGTCTATATTTTCTTTTGTGAAAATTTTGTGAAACTTTCATTTTATCTCTTGACTTTTATTTGCAGGTCATACCTTTCGGCGTATAGCAAGCGGCTAAATGTACAGAACATAAGGCATTATTTTCGCTGTATATTTGGTGGATCTGACACTGGATAAACTTGCTTTTCTATGGTAAAATACAGTACAATGGAAAAGACATCTCGGAAAATCGCAGCCACCAACCAAGCCCCCGCACAGTTCGCCTGTGTGGGGGCTGATTTGACTTTGAGCAGTTTTTCGGCAAGTGCTCTGAAAGCCCGCACAGGGCAAACAGGGCGGTTACATGGGGAACTTTCGGTGCATTACAGACAGGATTTTCTCCCGTTCCTCCGTGGAAACGCCGATGCTTTCCAGTGCCTGCCGAATACCGCAGTCCGGGCAAATGGGCGTTTGGTTGTCCGTTCTGGAAAGTGCCGGCACATCGGAGTAGGGTTTTCCGCAAAGTGGGCAGACCGCCGAAACTGGCTTATCCGTTTTCATGGTGGTACACCTCCCGTTCGCTGATGTCCATGGCTTTCCGCAGGTGTTTCAGGTCAAAGCCGAACTGGCGGTATCCGTCCACACAGGTGCGGATGTAGGCAGAAGTAGGAATGCCCAGTTTCCGTTCCTCGTGCATGATATACACAAAGGCAGTCAGCTTTTTCCCGGTTTCTGCAAGGGAAAGTTCCAGTTCCGTTTTGTAGTAGAAATGGGGATACCCCTCATAGCGGTCAAGGGCAAGTTCATCTCGTTCCGACACCGACCAGACTGCCGCCGGAACGGTACAGCCCTGCTTGGGTTCGATGGTCAGATAGGAACCGGTCTTACTGCCTTTGAACAGCAACTGGTAATTTGGGATCTCCGCAGTCCCCACAATTCTGGCATCCGGGCAGCGGAACTGCATCTGTTTCACGTTCAGATTGCTGCCGTAGGCAAGGTAAAACTTTTTCATGTGATCAAATCCTTTCTGAAAGGGATACCCTTTCACCACCATAAGACCGCCGAAGCGGTCTGGTGTAGCTGGTAGCAAAAGGCTGTCTCTTTATCTGCCGAACCGGAAGGCTGCATCGCCATCAAGGTTCTTGGTAAGAAAATTTCTCGCTGTGGCGAACTCCTCGCCGACCAATCCCAGCCGGATCAGCCATGTACGCATGGCGAATTTCGGGTTTTCCGTTTGCTGTGGTTTCGGACTGGCGGTTCGTAGTCCCTTTGCCATTTCGGAAAGGGCAAGGCAAAGTTGTATGTAGCTTTTCAGCTGTCCGGCATGAAGTCCGTTTTTCCTGCCGTTGGCAGGCTTGTCGAATTGAAATAACCGGAATTCAATTGTGCCTTTTGTAAAAGTTGCGTGATAGTTCAGCATGTGGTATCGGCTGTCGTTGTAGTGTTGATTTCTGCCGTAATTTGCACCGTTCGCCGTATACCAGATGTCTGCGAACTGTGCCATGTTGGTGGGCTTTTTTCGGTTCAGCTGTTCGATGAATTGGGGATTGACCGTTCTGCAATATCGGTTCATTCTGCCTTGGTCGATTTTCAGGGCATCTGCAATCAGTCGTTCATGGCTCGCCATCAGGTTGGCGAGGTTTCGCAGGGTTTGCGGTGTGTGTCCATTCGCTCCGATGTGGATGTGAACGCCTGCACCAACTCCGGCGTGGGAAATCGCTCCGGCTTTTCTGAGTTTGCGTACCAGTTCCTGCAAGGTTTCAATGTCCTCGTATTTCAGAATCGGTGTGACCAGTTCGCACTTTTCGGCATCGCATCCTGCAATGCTGACGTCTTTCTGGAATTTCCATTCTCTGCCCTGTGCATCCCATGCCGACCAAGTGCTGTAGCCGTTTCGGCTGGCGGTGTATTCGTATCTGCCCGTGCCGAAATGGTCGGCGGCAAGTCTGGCAGCCCGTTCTCTGGTGATGTGGTTCATCTCAATCTCCACGCCAATGGTCTGCTTTTTCAGGTTTTCAATCTGTCTTTCTGTTTTAGCGTTCATAATGTTTTCCTCCGTAGTTTCGGGCTTTTTTCCTTTTGTTGTAACCATATTAACTCTAAACGGAGGAGATAGCAAGTGGCTAAATCTACAGAAAATGAGGTCAAAAGATTGTGTAGAATACACTCTTGCAATTCTTGCGATTGTATGGTAACATACCGTACAATGGAGAAGGTTTCGCCTTATTTTTTTGCCTTGGATACGGTCTGGAAACTGTCGATTTCGGGAATCAGAGCAAGGGAAGAACCATTCTCCCACCGCATATGAATGCTGCCCGCATCATCAATGTGCGTAACCACACCAACCGTTCCGGGAAGAATCGGATATTTTTCATTTCGCATAGAAATCAGCTGTAATTTCGTTCCGACAGGGTACTTTTTTCGCAGCTGTTCCAGATATGATTCACTCGGAAACTGCAGCAGTATCACCAACCTTTCTGAATGCGGAATTGCCGGACAGATGCCGAAGAATGACCTTTCTTGCCGCCTTGAATTCTGCCCCCACCATTCCCAGACGAATCAGGAAACACCGCATGGTGTACTTGGGATTGTCGGAGGTGTCCGGTTTGCGGTTGATGCGGCTCTGGTTCTTGGCAAATTCGCAGAGCATGGAAATGAAGGTGCAGTAGGCATCTGCATCACCATCCTGTTCGACTGTAAACCACGGAAATTCCACCTTTTCATCCGATGGAATGATGTCCAGTGAATCTGTTTGAAAAGCAGCCTGAAAAAGGGCAGCCTTGTTTTCGCAGATTTGCCGGAGATTGCCCAGTGTATGCTCCGTGAAGAAATCAGCTGGCATCTGCACAGTCAAGCCTTTAGATTCCAGTTCTGATGTGTCCGGAACAGCATAGCCCTGATTCTCCAGTTCGGCAAGAAGCCGTTCTGTTTCCTCACGGTCGGCTTGGTCGCTGATTTCCAGATTACCGGACTTGGTAACAGTGTAGCATTCACCGATTTTGTAGGCACAGGTGGGCATATACTGATATTCTGCTGTTGTTCCAATGATCATGGCTACCACCCACGCCAGTTTCTTTCGATTTTCTCCTGCAAAATGAAATTCAATTATCATATGTTTTCCTCCCGATTTTCGGTGATTTGCCTTTCGGCAGTACATATGTTAACTCTTTTTTCCACAGATAGCAACTGTGAGATGTGTAGAATTATTTCCCCTCGTTTTGTGCATAATAGGCGATTCCTGCCAGCACAAACAAAGCGTTGCTTGAAGCGATACCATTTCCCCACATTTTATAGGCAGCACTATCAGAATACGGATTCTTCAGCCACTTTTCAATCTGCTTACGGGATTTTGGTTTGCAGGTCTTACCGACAGCTTTGTTGTATGTTTCAAAAACATTCTGCCACCAATTTATCTGTTCTTCGGTCGGATTTTCAATGCCAATATCATCACACCACCAAGTCGGCATACCTTGCAGTAACGCGCATTCCTGGGGTGTCAGTCGTCTTACGATGTATTCAATTTCAGGAGTGCTGTCATTGACAACAGGCGGATCTTTGTAATCCGATGCTACAAGTGTGTTTGCTTTTTCCTTTTCAGCAACAGTATGGTGGGAATTTTTGCTTGTGGAGTATTTCGGATGAGCGATTCCGCCTGCCCCCGATGCAACGATTGTAGGAGATTTTTCTTCTTCCACCTGAAAACTGAATCGTGCGTTGTATCCCTGATTCATGGCAGGTCTGCCGATGCCGTAGGAGATGGCGTGGGTTTCTACACAGTTCAGCGTATACATGGTTTCCGATTCCTTGTATCCGTCACCATGATGTGAAGGTCTGCTACCGTTTCCTTCAACTACTACCATTCCGCCTTGATTTTTGCAAGGTGACTGATTGCTGGTATCAATGGTTCTTGAAGTATCTGCTTCATAAAATCCGCTGTTTGGATTGTTCGACAGCATAGAATTACTGTATTTTCCACAGATACCATATGCCTTTGGAACGAAAAGTGTCTGGTCGTTATTGCAGGAAAGAGTAGCAGATTTGTTTTTCTGAATCAACGCTCCACGTCCACTATTTCCGTGACCACATCGTATTTTCAGTGTTGCAGGAACAACCGATGATTCCACCACAAAAGGCTGATTGTTTCCGCCTGTTCCATAAGTTGCAGAAACTGTCTGAGCAACATTAAGAGGTCCTGTGTATCTGGTATCCTGAGAATGATTCTCGAACATCAGCCCTGAGCCTGTTTCTTCAGAGCAGTTTCCAAAACTTTGGGCAGTTTCTTGCCACGCTCTGAAGCTCTCCGCAGAATACCCAGACATGCCTTCTGACTCAAATAATATTTTTGAGGCACATCCGCCCTCAAAATCTGCGACAAGGTAGACACGCATTCTTCTCTGGGGTACGCCCCAGTATTGAGCATCGAACGTCCTGTAGGCGACAGAGAAATTTTCACCCATGATTTCTCCTGCCTTTGTCCATTTTTCAGGTTTAGGGACAGATAAATCTGCGTCTTTAATCTTACAGAATTCTTCGAGGACACATCGGAAGTCTTCTCCGCCATTTGAGGAGAATGCTCCTGTGACATTTTCCCACACTGCAAATCTCGGATATTTTCCATTGGTTGCACCTCTCATTTCCTTTATAATTCTGATTGCCTGAAAGAAAAGTCCTGAACGCTCTGCATTCAAGCCCTGACGCTTGCCTGCAACTGAAAGATCAGTACAGGGCGAGCCAAAGGTAATAATATCCACAGGTTCAATTTCTGCACCGTTGACGCTGTTGATGTCACCAAGGTGCTTTACAAAAGGCAGTCGCTTTTCGGTTACAGCGATAGGAAAAGGTTCAATTTCTGATTTCCAGACAGGCACGATGCCGGAAAGCATAGCCATCATGGGGAATGTTCCTGAGCCATCAAAAAGGCTGCCGAGCGTAAGAGGTTTATTCATCAGGCTTTTCCACCTCTTTTACAAGTTCACAGTAAGGTATCTGCTGTCCGTCACGGATAACATACACACCGTCAGCATCGCCGGTATCCTCAACATAGCGTCGGAGAATAACAGATGCATACTTTTCATCCAGTTCCATTGTGTAACAAATGCGGTTCATTTGCTCACAAGCCATAAGGGTTGAACCGCTACCGCCAAACGTATCAATAACTACACCATTTGCCTGTGTGGAATTTCCGATAGGATAGCTTAAAAGGTCAAGTGGCTTTGAAGTTGGGTGATTTGCATTGCGTTTCGGCTTATCAAAATTCCAGATGGTCGTTTGCTTGCGGTCTGAATACCAATGATGCTTGCCGTTCTGCATAAAGCCATACAACACAGGTTCGTGCTGCCACTGATAATCCGAGCGTCCAAGCACCAGACTATCTTTCACCCAGATACAGCAGCCTGCAAGATGAAATCCGGCATCAATGAAAGCCTTTCTGAAATTCAGTCCCTCCGTATCCGCATGGAATACATAGGCTGCACCGCCTTTTTCAAGGTGGTCAGCCATACACTTGAATGAAGCAAGAAGAAAGTTGTAGAATTCTTCGTTTTTCATACTGTCATTCTGAATGGTAAGTCCACTGGAACTCTTGAAAGAAACTCCATAAGGCGGATCGGTCAAAATAAGGTTTGCCTTTGTATCTCCCATAAGAGCAGATACATCTTCCGCAGAAGTAGCGTCGCCGCACATCAGCTTATGTTTTCCAACAATCCAGATATCGCCATGCTGTACAAATGCAGCCTTTTCAAGTGCCTTGGTAAGGTCAAAATCATCGTCTTTGACTTCATCACCGCTGTTTGTATCAAATAAATCAGCAATTTCAGATTCATCGAAACCAGTCAAACCAAGGTCAAATCCGAGATTCTGTAACTCTTCCATCTCAACAGCAAGCAAATCATCGTCCCAGCCTGCGTCCAATGCCATACGATTGTCGGCAAGAATATATGCCTTTTTCTGTGCCTCTGTGAAATGGTCAACATATACACAAGGAATTTCTGTAATTCCTTCTTCCTTTGCTGCCATGATGCGTCCATGCCCAGCAAGAACGTTGTATTCCTTGTCAATGATGACAGGATTCACAAATCCGAATTCACGAAGAGAAGAACGAAGCTTCAGAATCTGTTCCTTGTTGTGTGTTCTGGCGTTATTGGCATAAGGCACTAATTTGTTGATGTCAACAAGCTGAAATTCTGTAGTTGTGGTCATCTGTAATTCCTCCTCTGCTGAATTCTGAGCATACCTTTTCGGGCGGCATCCATATTGCCTTTGATAGCCTGTCCTTTGATTGTGCGGTATTGCTGTTTGGTAAGATAGGGTTTATTATTTTTCAGTTCTCTCCAGAAATTATTATCTGCTTTCATAAATACTCACTTTCTGCTGCGGAGCAGCTTTTCCATCATATCTTCCTGCGGATTGCCCTGAAATTCCACAGAACAATTTTCCCTCACAATCTGAAAAATCTGATTCCAGATCTGATTTGCCTGTTTCATGTAGTTCTGTGACATCGCTACATAGGGAGAGGCGATCGCCGCACCCGTTGTGGGGTGTTTTGAAATGTACCCATATTTTGTGACGATCTGCTCGCAGTGGATCCAACGGGAAATGCTCATGGCATACTGTTCCACCAGCTGGCGGCTGACGATTTTTTCACAGGAGCGTTCTTTCAGCCATTGATAAGTTTCTATATACACATCATCTGCAAGGAGTTTTGTGCCGTCACGCTGTAATTCTTTCATGAAATCTCTGACAGGCGGTGTTTCAGCGGATTCTATATCCGCAGGCTGCATCATAACTTCCGCCGATTTTCCCTTAGCAATTTTTTCCGTGAGTGCCTTTCTTGGTCTGCCTGCACCCGGTCTTGCACCGCCTCGGTTAGTGCCGTCTCTTGCCATGATGTCACCGCCTTTCATAAATCAAAGAAATTCAAACAAAAATATTAAATTGGGCATGAAAAATGCCGACTGTAAAAGTCGGCAAAGTTAGATGTTATCAGCATTTTTCAGTATTTTTATATCTGAGGGGTCAATAGGGTGTTTGAATACCCGTTTTTGTGCGTGAGAGGGGCCACCGGTCAATGTTTTGTCTATTTTTAGAGGTTTTTATACCCCCAGGGGCTATTTTTCTCCTAAAAGCATAGTGATTTTAGGAGAAACTTGAAATTAATAGGAGTAAACAGGTCTGCTGTCCTCATTGCCGGTCTTTTTATCATGGCACGGTTTGCATAAGGCTTGCCAGTTGGATTCGTCCCACATCAAAGCGGAGTTGCCACGATGCGGAATGATATGGTCGACTACCGTTGCAGGGACATATCTTCCTTGCTGCAAACAACGAACACACATCGGGTGCTTGCGGAGATACTGTTTACTGAGCCTACGCCATTTGCTGTTGTAACCACGCTTTGCAGCTGACGGTCTGTCAGGCTGTTTATGTATCTTGCAGTATCTGCTGTCGGTAAGGTTCGGACAGCCTGGGTAACTGCAAGGGTGCTTACACTTCTTCGGCATTCTCTCACATCCTTTTTTCTGATTATAATGATACCACATTTTCTTAGTGGCTTTCAATGGCTTTTAGTGGCGAGTTTATAATTTTCTGCACTTCATTCAATGCTCTGCCGTGCATACGATAAACCCATCTCAAATCTGTAGACATCAGCAAGGCGATTTGTTCCCATTTCTTAAATTGCAAGTAACGCATTTCCAGGATTGTTTTGTATTCCGCAGATTCAATTCTGTTTACAACACGCATGATCTCACGTTTCAAATTCACCAAGGCATCAATATCCCTGTCAATTTCACGTTCAAGGTCGATGATTTTTACAACGGTTTCTTCCATTCGGGAAGTGTTTCTGTTTGGACTGTGCGGCATATCGCTATAGACTGTTGTAGCTTTTGTCGCAAGTTCGTTCAGGTTTCTAATTTGTTCAATTTTAGAATTAATCTGCATATCAAGATAACGTGCCTGTTCCATGTATTCTTTTGCTGTCATATTGCCTCCAATTCCGCCTTGACTGCTGACATCAAAGCTGTCTGTGTTTTATCTTTTTCGGTAAGTGCTTTCAGGATTTTCTCGTCAACCGTACCTCTTGTGATAATATGCTGTATGATAACAGTTTCGGACTGTTGTCCCTGTCGCCATAATCTTGCATTGGTCTGCTGATAAAGTTCCAGACTCCAGGTCAGTCCAAACCAAACAAGGAAATTTCCTCCCGCCTGCAAATTCAATCCGTGACCTGCACTTGCAGGATGTATCAATGCGACCTGCAATTTTCCGCTGTTCCAATTCTTTATGCTTTGTGCTGATTTGATTTCCTGATATACAATTCCAAGCTTACCAAGCCTTTCTGCAATTCTTGTTCGGTCGTGCTTGAACCAATAGGCTACAAGGACAGGTTTGCCGTTTGCAGATTCAATAATATCCTCCAACGCATCAAGTTTTCGGCTGTGTATCGGGATTATCTCTCCACTATCATCATAAATTGCA